AGTTCCTGAAACATCCAAAATACAAGCTGTGCCATAACTAGAATTACCCATATCTTGATATGTAACTATTGCTTTTGTAGAAGTTAATACCGCTACAGATGTATGCTCGGTATTTGCATCATTAAATACATATTCTGAACCGGGAGTAATTACAGTTCCTGAAACATCTAAAATACAAGCTTTACCTTTTTGCGAATCACCAACGTCTCTATATGTTACTATCGCTTTTGTGTCTGTTAATTTTGCAACTGATATAAGTTGCGCCCAACCGCTACTAAATACATATGATGAACCAGCTGTAATGCTTGAACCAGAAACATCTAAGATGACAGCTGTACCATAATCAGAATCATCAATATTTTGAAATACAACTATCGCTTTTGTATCTGTCAATCTTGCAACCGATACAAAACCAGTGGCATTATCGCTAAAGTCAACTACCGTCCCCCCTGTTACGGTAGTCCCGGAAATATCTAAAATACAAGTATGACCATCATCTTTTGCTGATTCATCTACATAGCAGACAATGGCTTTTGTACTTGTTAACATTGCTATTGATATATGAGTAGTATCTCCAGTTTCAAATTCCTCTGCTGTTCCCGCTGTTATCGTACGTTGTATTATTGCTTCTACTAACCCTGTGAGAATACCATATTTTAATGCCCCAAAGCTAAATCCCATGATATCCTCCTTTTAAGCTAATGCTCCAATTAATAACCATTCATCAGTAGCGATTTTTTTCAAAGCTACTGTTACATATTGTCCATCTATAGCCAAATTACTATCTTTTGAGTTAATTGTCACCCCAGACCCTTCCGCTAAAGTAACTGTTCCTGCTCCGTATCTCGCTATTGAAATTTCAGTTTCTACAGGAAATGCTACGCTTGAATTTGGTGGAACAGTTATTGTCATTGCTGTTGCATTGGTACATTTCAAGAAATCTCCAGCATCTGTCAAAGCTAGTGTAAATGTTGATGCATGAGTTACTATTGTACCATAAGCCTCTAATACTGCAATATCACTTGTATTATCGGATATTGCTGTTCTCTCAGCTGCTGTCAATATTTTAGCTGTACCCTCAACCATATTATCCATATCAAATGCATCGGCTGCCACTGTTGTTGGGTCATAAACTGCCGCTGTCATATCCCCTGTTCCGGATACTGTCGCCCACTTCATACCACCAGATTTGGTGCTATCTGCTACTAATGCATAACCATTTGTCGGAGCTTCGTCTAATTTCAAATTATCTTCATCAATAATATTGCTTGCAATTGTTAAAGCTGCTGAACCAGTAACTTCACCTGTATGATCGGCATTGGTTACCTTACCATTATTTGTCGCTACATTAGATTCTACTGTATCCAAATCTACAGCTTGTGTAATTGAAATCCAGTCTGTAATTACTTTACTGGCTGCTACATCGGTGTGATTTCCTACCTCTGTATCGAAATCCGTAATATTTGATGCGGTGTGAGTATGTCCAGTTTCAGATAATCCTAATTCTGAAGCATTCTGGTTGATATACTTAGAAGTTCCACTATTCCAAGCAATTATATCATTATCTGCTACTGTAGTAATTACAACATCTGTAATATCATCCATTGCAACTGCTCCGCCTGATGCTATTGACCAAGCTTCATTTTTTCTAACATATTCCTCTCCATCATTTGGTGCTTCTGGAAAACTAACTTTATCATTATTTGTTGATATATCAGTTTCCATAGTATCAAGATTCACTGCCTGAGTGACAGAAATATATCCAACTTTTGTAGAAGCTGTTGAATCAAAAGTTATCTTCCCATTATTTGTGCTTACATTTGTTTCCATTGTATCCAAGTCTACAGCTTGTGTTATAGAAATCCAATCCGTTACAACCTTACTAGCTGCTACGTCCGTATGATTTCCTACTTCAGTATCAAAATCAGTGATATTTGATGCTGTATGAGTATGACCTGTCGCTGACAACCCTGCTTCCGCTGGTGTTTGATTTATCCAAGTATCAACTCCATTATAGGCTAAAACCTCGTTATCCGCTGGAGTTGTAATTGTAACATCGGTAATATCGTCCAATGCTCCACTTACTCCAGTTGCTTCAGCCCATTTCATACCCCCAGATTTAGTACTATCTGCTGTTTAAACATAGTCATTTGTTGGTGCTGTTTCCAATTTCAAGTTTGCTTCATCAATAATATTATCAACAATTGTTAAAGCTGCTGATCCAGTAACTTCTCCAGTATGGTCCGCATTTGTTACCTTACCGTTATTTGTCACTGTGTCTAATTCTATAGTATCTAAGTCCACTGCTTGTGTAACTGTCAAATGTCCGACTTTAGTTGAAGCTGTTGTATTAAAGCTAATTTTACTATTATTAGTTATTACATTACTTTCAATTGTATCTAAATCTACCGCCTGAGTTATAGAAATCCAGTCAGTAATGACCTTACTTGCTGCCACATCTGTATTATTTGAAACCTCTGTATCAAAATCAGTGATATTACTAGCAGTATGCGTATGTCCTGTTGCCGATAGTCCTGCTTCTGCTGAAGTTTGATTTATCCATTCAGAAGTACCACTATTGTAAGCTAGAACCTCATTATCTGCTACCGCCGAAATTGTTACATCCGTTAAATCATTCATTGCTGGATTCGATCCACCTGCTGGCTTATCTTCAAGAATCCAATCTGTACCAGCATCCCTATATACCATAATTTTTCCATCACTTGGTGAACCAACTGTACTATCTACATCTTCTAAGTCAGCTAATTCTAGCTGATGAGGATTCCCAGTTGTTGTAGTTCTATGCGTATTGTTTGAACTTATATCAGTTTCCATTGTATCTAAATTTACAGCCTGTGTTACAGATAAATGACCAACTTTAGTAGATGCTGTTGAATCAAAAGTTATTTTTGATGTATTCGCTGTAACACTGGTATTGCTAGAAACTTCAGTATCAAAATCTGTGATATTTGATGCGGTATGTGTGTGACCTGTCGCTGATATTCCAGCTTCTGATAAAGTTTCATTTATCCATTTACTCGTACTATTATTATATGTTAGTATTTCATTATCCGCTATTGTAGTAATTGTTACATCATCTAAATTTAGAATAGTTGTTGTATGTGGATTGCTTGAACTACCTCTATGCGTATTATTTAATCCTATATCGGTTTCCATAGTATCCAAATCAACCGCTTGTGTTACTGAAATCCAGTCTACTTTATCCATATCTGCTTGACTAATTCCATCCAAAACTGTTTGATTTGCATGTGTATGTTTCTTAGAAACTGCATCGGCTAAATTAACCTCAGTTTGAGTATACGTATCTAACAATGCTTTATTACTGTGAGTATGTGAATTGGTTTCTATTGTGTCCAAATCTACAGCTTGTGTTATAGAAATATGTCCAACTTTTGTTGAAGCTGTCGTATCAAAAGTAACTTTTGCTGTATTCGCTACCACACTACTATTGTTAGAAACTTCAGTATCGAAATCTGTAATATTCACCGCAGTATGCGTATGCCCCACAATTGACAACCCTGCTTCACTTGCTGTTTGATTTATCCACTCACTTGATACATTATCATAAGCCAAAACTTCGTTATCTGCCGGAATTGTAATCGTTACGTCTGTAATATCATCTAACGCTCCTACACCTCCACCAGTATCATCAACATTTTCCCATTTTCCACTAACATTATCATACTTTAATATTTGATTATTTTGTATACTAACTATCTCTACATTAGTTAAATCATCTATTTCTGGTATACCTGTATATTCATCTAAAAGAGTTTTATTACTATGAGTATGCCTTTTATCAATTGCATCATCAATAGAAGCAAAATTATTCGTACCTTGTTTTAATTCTGCCATGTTTAAGCCCCCTCATCTGTTACATATATAAACCCATCTATAGAAACATATATAAAACTATCTACCGTTATATCTAATTTCTTTAAATAAATTAACCAATGATGCCCCCTGTGTACTGTGTCCTGTGGTTCTGATATTATCATATATACAAATCCATCTTCGTCCACTATTCTATCATACTTCGTTATATCCTGACTAGTATCTGTGTAAAGCTTATGAGTAGATTCGATCTGATGCTGATCCACCTTAAAAACCATTGCTGATTTGTCTTGGTTAATCAATCCTGTCGTACCTATCCAGTTACTCCAGACATTAGTAGTTCCTCCAATACTATTCTTTGTTGAAAGTTTTCTCTGTGTAAAAATAGGTTTATAATAATCTTCTATAGACATGGATTACACCACCTAAGACTTCTATGCTTTCTTAGTCTTTTTTTAAATGCCCCAATCCAAGACCCGTCACTTGAAAAACTGATAGAATAGTCATCTATGCTTTCTGAAACAACTCCATCTTTTGAAATATGACTTACTATATCTGATACTAAATTAATCAAATTTTTAGGTGGAGCTAGTTGATATATATATGTAGTACTATCTGCTACATCCTCATCTATTAAAGTTTCCTCAACTGTAATTTCTCCTTCTGCTATTGCTGATATTTTATAAACATCATCATTCAATATAGACCCATATACTCGTATATATTGCCCTACTAAATACGTACTTTCGAATGTACCTGTAATTTTACTTGATGTTGCCACAAATACATAAGTACCATTTTCATTAGAATATGAATAATAATTATTAACTTCTTCCATAACTTCCCCAATATTTGTAGCCATATTACCACCTCTATTCCTCGTACCATGTCCACTTAGTCGTTACTACTACTTGTTGCGTAGCATGATTATTGACATATTCTAATCTATAATCTGAATCCGCTTCCATAACATATTCATCCCCAATAACTGCCGATGCCATGACATTTTTATCACTTTTTAGTGTTGTTGGTCTGCCTATATCATTTCCTCCTGATGAAGTTGACCCCGAATAAATTTTAAAATCAGATACCGCAGTTCCATTTCTTTCCGCATTAAATGTGCTTACTGTCGAACCTTCTACAGTTACAGTTACATCTTCAAACAAAGTAATACTAACATCACAAGTTTGTGATGCTGGAGCTTCCGCTATTGCAAACCTTTCTTTCATGTGAACTTTAGCTCCTGCTGGCACTCTTCCCAATACTACTACGGTAGAAGCCGCTGCTATGGTAAAAGAAAATGTTGCATAATATGCTTTTCCTGCATGTATATATTTTAAATGTTCACTTATCATTGAAAGAGATTCACCAACCACTTTATCATATACCGTACTTATTATATGAGTTAATCTTTCACTAGCACCCATTATTTCACCTCTTCATCTTCATCTTCCTCGATAACCATTTTAGCCATATTATAACCTAATTTTTTAAGTTGTCCTGCTAACTTGGCATCTTCTGTTTCAAATTTTCCACCTGCAATAACTGCAATAGTTTCTCCATCCACGAAAACATGAACTATTGCACATTTTTCGCATACTTTTTTACTTTTTTCTGTTACATAAATATATCTATATTTAATTTCATCTGCCATTATTTTTCCCCTTTCATATTGGAAAGGGACTTTTTACAGTCCCCTCATAAATCTTATGCTACTGCTAAATTTGTAATTTTTCCATGCATAAATCCCGGACCATGATCTAAACCAAGTTGACCGAAAATCATTTTCTTGATTCCTGCACCAGCTTTGGCTTGGTCTTCCAAGAAGAAGTTACCTTTTTCTGGTACTGGTTGAAATACAAGTCTAACAACTGCTAAATCAACTAACAATATATCATCTGCTGGAATAAACTTATCGAAAACAATATAAGCTTTACCAAAATCAAATATGATTTCTTGCAAGTCAAATCCACCTATATTTCTAGTTGGTGGTAATTGTGCCGCTGTTTGTGCATTGTAAATATCAGATAATTTTTGTTTCTGGAACGAGTTAACAACAAGAACCATTGTATCGAAATATGCTCCTGCATCTGCCATGCCTTTAAATAATGCTTTTAACATTACTAAAGTCAATGTTGCTGCTGATGCTGCTATTTCTGTTGCTGCTATTGCTAAAAGTCCTCTTGTTTTATTTGCTACGTTTGCTGCTGTTGAGATTTGATATACACCGTTAATAAGTGTAAACTCTACATCTCTTGCTATTTTTTTCAAAGTAATATCGATCTGAAATGCTAACTCATTTGATGCATTATTTACTTGACCTTGGGTATTTAATCCAGAAAGTCTTCCTGCATTTGATAACTTAACATAAGTAATATCTACATATTCTTGAAAAATTTGAGTTACATTTTTAGTCTGTGTTCTTTCATATTCATAGCCTGTTCCTGCTCCTGCTGATGCAGTTTCAGTAATTGCTGGCTGTGCTGCTGCTGGATAGTCGTAAATTGAAGATACAGGAAATTCAAAGTTATCAGTTTGTACTCCTGCTGCTAAACCTCCAAGCATTCCCAACAATGGAGTTTGTTCCGCTGCTGCTGTAAACAATTGTCCAGCATAATTCGGCAAATTCCATATAGTTCCCTGTCCTGATACGTTAGCCATCTATTTCATCCCCTTTTTAAAATATCGAAACACCTGCTTCGTGTGCTTCTAAAATAAGTGCTGTTGCTTTTCTAGTGTTTCTGTTCTTTCTTGCTTCATCTAATTCTTTTTGATAATTTTTATCTCCGGGTGGAGTATTATTATTATCAAGATTTCCCGGTGTATTTCCCCCTGCACTTTGTTTAGCATTAAACAAATAAGGATCAGATTTTAAAAGTGCCGCCAATTGATCAGTTAAACCAATTAAATTTTCACCATCCAAAGAAACTTTTTCCATGTTAATCAATGCTTTTACTGCTTTTGCCGCATTTGTTGATCTTACTTTTGCTACAGATAGTGCATCATTAATTTTGCCGTCTAACTTAATCTGTGCATTTTCTTTTTTCATATCTGCTACAACAATTTTATGAGCATCATTAATTTCACCAATTTTTATTTTGAGTGCATCCACATCATCTGTTGATCCTTTAAGTGCTTCCAATTTGAGATTTACTTTTCCAAGTTCTGCCTCAAAACCATCTCTGGCTTTTTGAATACTTTTTATTCTCTTGTCAAAATCAGTCTGTGGAATCATATTTTCCTTTTCAACGGAAACTACATTATCCCCAATTAGCTCATCTACTTGTTTTGCTAAATCTTTTCCTAAAATTTTATTTAACTCTTTACTTAGTGCCATTTGAAATCCTCCTCAATATTACATTGGTATCGCCAACGACTCGTATCAGGTTTTTCTATACATAAAAAATAAACAAAGTTTTATTACAGATTTGTATTTCTACTATCTATAAAATTAAATTTTGTTTATTTATTGTATTTTAATTATTTTATTAAATTCTTTTAAAGTTAATTCTACTCTATCTATTTTTCTAGTTTCCGAATTATACTTATTTATTATAACTTTCCCATAGGATATTTCGATGTGTAGGCATTTGCTCAATCTTTCAATCATTTTTTTATCACCTATAAATACAATATTCTATTAGGATATAAATTATCTACTAATTGTAATTTTGCCTTAGAAATATAACATGGTCTTTCTACATTCATTGATGGCATTAAATATAATCTAACTATTGCATGCATTTCTATTTCGTTCATCATCATTGTTGTACTTTTACAAGTTATATTGAACATATATCTATAGACTAACATTGTTTTGCCTCCCCTAATTTGAGTTTGACTTTGAGGGAGGATTTTATCCCTCCCTACCATATATACTTTCCCATCCCATAAATAAGCTCCCATATACTTATATTATACACCTATTATACATACAATGCAATACTTTTTTCAATATTTTATATGTACCTATGCCGCCTTTTTAACCCTGTCATTATACCACCCTTCAAGGCTTTGTTTTGGTATTACTCCCCCATCTTGTGCCAGCCTAGCCGATTCTGGATTAGGATAACCAGCTATTTCGGTAACCATGGTACACCTACAATTACAAACATCACTAGCATCTCCGGATTGATCTCCCGGATGCATTAATCCATTAGAAAATGGCTTGTCAAGTGCTACCCTTTCACCATCTAAATCTATATGAGAATCCCTAGTTCTATCATCAGCAGTTGCAACCCATTCTTTTCTTAATACTAATCCGGTTTCTGCTGCGTGTTCCATACTTTCTAATCTCGATTTTCCCATAATACCAGTAGTTTCAGTTCTTGCTATTCTAACTGCATTATTTGCATTGCCTCTTAGACTCTTTTTTATACCACGTGACATCATGGGAATACTATCACCTTTTATTATAGATTGTGTAATTGTTCCCCTTATACCACGTCTAGCAGCTACCGCATTTTTTCTTAATGCAATTTTATCAAGTGGTGTTAGTACAGAATTAACAACTGCCCTCCTATTTAATACTGAATAGCTTAAATTTATTTGTCCTTCAGTTTCCAATATCCATCCCATAGAAAAATAATTTAATTCATATACATTAGCTAAATAAGCTTTTAGCGAATTTACCTTTACTTGATTTACTATTGCTAATTCTGCATTAACATTTTTTAATAATTTTTTTAGTCTATCATGTCTTAACATTGCATTCATATTCCATTTTCCATCAACATTATATCTATTGAAAGCAGTTTTCATTCTTCCCTCAATTGCTTTTGCAGCTTTTTTATAAGCTTTTTCGAGTTCCTTAATAAGTTCTTTTTCTAATGCTTTTGAAGCTCTTGTGGTTTTAATCAATTTGCTCTCTATACTCATTATTAATCACCATCAATTTCTTCTTTAACATCCTCTTCAAAATTTATTTCAACTGGCTCATTTGCTGCATCTTCCTCTAATCTTTCCAATTCTTGCTCTACATTTTCAACCCATGGATGTAATTCCACTATTGTTTTCTTAGATAGTATTGTCCCAGATGCAAGTAATCCATTAATTATTTCTGTATCATTGAACATCATAGACTTCGTAACAACAACTTTCAATTCATCAATATCGAAAGTTTTGCTATATTTTTCATTAATAAATTCTATTAAAAATTTAGAAAATAATTGCAATGATGCTTTCAATTTAATTATGAGCTTATTTGCTTTGGTATCTAAGTTTGAAAAATGTACTTTAATACCAATATTAGTAATGTTTCCAGATGACATTTCTTCTAAGTTTACTCCTGCACCTAATTTGTATATCTGTTTTTCACAATATTTAATTAATGATTCTCTTGCTGTAATTGGAATATCCATCACTTTTGTATCCACTGAAGCTTCGTCTGGATCGCCATCTAGTAAAATAGCCTTAAAGTTTAAAAGGTTTTTCATAAATGTTGAAAGGTCCTCCTGCCCTATACCTCTTAATATCCAGATCATTAACTGAACATCTGCTAAATCATTAATAAATCCCGACGTTATTATATCCAACGCATCTATATATGTTTTTATAGGTCTTAAATCTGTTGACTGCCTAGTATTATTCATTAGTTGAATTGTAGGCACACCAGATTCCCAACCATGAGTTTCTATTGCGACTTCAGTAACCCCTTCGAAATTTTCCCTTACAACAGTTACTAAATCTTTGTTTTCTTCTCCATCCCAACTATATCTATAATAAGATGGATTAAACGTAATCCCTAATTGTCCTGATGGAATAAAAAAGAAATTTCCCTCTTGATCTTGTTGATAAAAAGTTATCTTTTCACTATCATATACTTCGACCCTAAATGATTCATAACTTTTACCATTCTCTAAAACATCCATTGTATAATATCTTACAGTTTGCATTATATCATCTTGGAATTGTGTATCTTTTATTACTATAGTTCCTTCTGCTGCCAATATCGTATACTTAAAAGTATTATTAGGTCCTACAAATGGATATAATATCTCATACCCTTTAATAGAAGCTCCCTCCACATAATCCATTATAACATCAGCAAATTTTTCTAAATCAATTTCGATTCCTATCAATGCTTTTAAATCTTCATTATCAGTCTCAAATATAACAGGCTTCCCAGCTATATATCCGGTCTTTTGATCTACCAAGAAAGTATGAAATGGATTTACCATATGCTCATCCGACTTATTGGGATCGGTAACTGTATTCCCCTCGATAATAAATGTATTAAATTTTCTTTTTAGTATATCATGGTTCATATTATAATAATTTATACTTTGTATCATTTCTTTTTTATTTTTAGAATTTTGATCCTCTTCAATTAATAGTTTTAACATTTCCTCTGTTGTAATTTTTCCAGCTAAACGGTCCGTAACTGGATCACCCGGTATAGTATAATTCATTTATTTCACCCCCATCTTCCTTTTCCTTTAGCGGCACTTATGCCACCCCTTAAACTAAATTTTTCTAATATATATCTTATAATATCAGGTGTGTGATTAAATAAATCTTCGGGTTCTTTTGTAACTTTTCCCTGTCTATTTTTTTTATACCTGTAATTTTTAAAATCCTTAATAGATGCTGTACATCGTTTATCAACTATTATTTCAAATTCTTTCATTTTATTGATTCCAAACCTAACACTATCAGGACCTTTTTTCGCTTTTCTCATTTTAAAACCATAATTTCTATAATCTTTTATTGATTTAGGTTCTGCACTATCTGCGGTTATTTGTGCAGAAGGTCTATGAAGTTTCTCCCTAACCAATGGTGCTGTTTCCATATTAGTTGCTTCGTATTTATCTATTTCATCAAATATATATAATTTCCTATGCTTTATGTCAACGTGCATAGAAATAAATCTATATGGATCAGGAAAGAAACCCCAGTCTATTCCATACTGTATATTATCAAAAGTATCAACTAATATAACTCCATCTTCATCTGGAATATATAAATCTTTTATTTTCCAGTTTTTTATTATTTTTTCACCATGTACACCATATTGACCCCTAGCATATATACTATATCTCAAAGGACTTGTTTCTTTTAACTTTTCTATTGCTAACTTTCTTTGTGATGGAATAAATTCATTATCATGATATGTCGTTCTAATTACTAGTGTTTTATATTGTACCATTTCCCCATCTATTTCTTCTTCAACTGTAAAATCCCAAACCTGAGGCTCACCCCATTGATTATATTCATATATATTATCCATATGTACTAAACAAAATCTTTCGTTGGAAAAATGATCCTCATCAACTGGATTAAATGTTAGTATGATTCTTTCATGACCACCACCACGTAATCTTAACAATAAATCCTCATATTCTTCTTCTATTAATTCTTCAGCTTCTTCGATCCATATAAAATTTAAACCTTTAATAGATTTTAATTTAGAAGTATCATCCACACCACGAAATATCATCTTGCTTTTTTTATTCTTCCTATATGTTATTTCCATTGGGGATTTTATCACCCTAAATAAACATTCTGCATCGGATGTTTCTATTCCATCCAAAATCTCCTGATATACACTATCTTTTAT